GGCATTACTGTAGTTGTAGGGACTATAGTCGTGGTTGGCATTACTGTAGTTGTAGGGACTATAGTCGTGGTTGGCATTACTGTAGTTGTAGGGACTATAGTCGTGGTTGGCATTACTGTAGTTGTAGGGACTATAGTTGTTGTGGGGATAGGAGTTGTTGTAGGGACTATAGTTGTTGTGGGGATAGGAGTTGTAGTGACAAGATACCAAGGTGTTGTAGCGATATCGACAATTGTGTCGACAATTGTCTCGTCGTCTTCTTCTTCTTTTGTTTCGAACGTCCAGACAGGTCCTGAGTCGTCGTCTCCTGGAGAGTAAATTTTAAAAGCACCTTCTTCTGCATCGTAAACTCTATCCCCTTCTTCCCAAATAACTTGATTCTCTCCTTCGCCATAAGTACCAAGAGCAGTGACACCCATACCGCTGTCATTAACTTTCCACACAGTTCCGCCTGAACCTATAAAAACATCACCGCCACTAAGCCCAGCTTCTCGTTTAAGCTCTCTGGCGTCTCTTCTTTGAGCTTTAGTAACTTGCATGTCCCCACTAGTAACGTATTGTTGCCCTGGAACTATGCCAAATCTTCTTGATCGAGTGTTTCCACCAGCTATTCGGTCTCCTCCTGGACCAAAATTACCACTAGGTGGTGTGCCAGTGTCGTTATCAGAATAAAGGCTACCAAGATATGCTGTTTGGTCGTCTGTCATTGACGAAGAAGGCATGTTTGGATTAGACATCCAATTAGGGTATTGTACAGCCCCTACGACTTCATTACCAGTGTTGTAAAATTTAAGGGGCATTACCCAAACGACACGGGAGAAGGTTGATAACCTATGTTGCCACTACCTATTTGCTCTAAAACTTGCATTAATGTTTTATTTCGAGGAGAAGTGTTAGTTTGAAGCTGAGGGATATTAATAGTTGGTGCATTTTGACCTAATTGCTGATCAGTGTTAAATACTGTTAAAGGTCTGCTTGTGTATTCTTGTATGTCTTGTATGCCAGTGGTTATTTCCTCTGGTGTGCCTTTAGAATCAGGAGTATCAAACATTCCTGTTTGACTTAATGCTGCTAAACCTAACGCACCTACACCAAGTTTTTTAGCGGTAGGTAAGTCTTTAAATTCTTGTACTAAGTCAGCAGGCATTGTGCCAGGAGCGCCTAAAGTACCAGCAAGTTTTGCTCCAGAACTTTGTATAAAACCACCTACAGTTCCTGGATCCCCAACGGTGGCTTCCCACCCAAACATACTTCTTTCAGGGATGGTTAGTTCACTTCCTAACTGACCTCGAACACCTTTGTTGGCGTTTTTTAATGCATCTTCAGTAATTCCGTATTGATCTGCAATACTTTTTATTGTGTCTCCTTCTTGGATAACATGAGCTTTCGTTCCTCTTCCAAATATTGAACCTATTCCTTGTCCACCTTGCATGCCCATGCCTGTGGCAAAGTTACCTAATGCCCAACCTGTACCAAAATCAGTTAAAGCATCTTGAAAATCAACATCCCCTGATTTAATAACACCACCAATTGTCTTACCTATAGCTGCACCCATGTTACCGCCCATAGAAAAGCCAACTACAGAACCGATAGCTGGTGCTACTTTTTTAATTTTTCTAAGCAACCGCTTAAAGAAAGAGGTGTATTCAGGCATACCAGTCATAGGGTTGATAGACTGTTGACCACTCCCTGCTGTGTATTCTATTGGGTCAAGACCTGCACGAATAAATGCTGCATCGAGCATCTCATTGCCTTTTTGTCCTAATATTTCTGCAGGAACAATTCGTTCTCCAGGAGCAACATGAGCCAATTCTGTGTCTTCCATTCGACCCATACTGGCTAAACCACCATGATTCATACGCATAGGAATGCCACCAGAACCAGTAATAATTCCCCCACCATGATTCATACGCATAGGCATGCCACCAGCTAACATTTGTTCATACTCTTCGTGAGTAGCTCCAGGGTGTACTGTACCATCGGGCATCGTGTGTGTAGCACCGCCCATATTGTAATACTGTTTAGCTGGACCGCCATGATTCATACCCGTAGGAGCAAAATTAATGTCCTGTGGGCTTCCCATTTGGTTTAGTTTTTCACTAGCACCTTTTCCCAATAGTTTATTGATAATGTTTTCTGATTCTTGTTCTTTCTCTAAAGGCATAGAGCTGACTTCTTCGTCAGGTATTTGAGACGCGTTTTGAATAATTTGCTCTATAAACTCCATTTTATTTGAAGGACTCATGGCAGAGACCACTTCGTTTGGTATTTCAGGGTCGTTCATTAGAGCTTGGTCAATTCTAGTTGTAAGAATAGACATAGTTTGAGGATCAACATTAAACTCTTTTTCTTGCATAGGGCTAATACCACCACTAAACATATTCGTTTCTCTATCTTGAGACGACATTTCTGGAGTCATAGGTAGTGTTCGCATTTGTTGGCGTTCGAATGTAGAAGGAAGCGTTAAATTGTCCCCCATATCTTGGTTCATCGGTGGGATAGCGTCTAACATGTCTAAAGTGGTTGACATCAGTATTTACTTTTACCTTTCTTTTTGCTTTTCTTTTTGCTTCCAGACTTAGCGCTGTACACGGCTTCATCTCCTGAACGAAGGAACTTTTTATCGTCTCCCCTCATCATGTTTCTTCTTGCTGTCATTCCTGGCATGATAATACCTCTATAAATTGATAGTTGTGGCGCCATTAGTAGACACCGTTAGTGAGCCGATTGCACCAATAGCCGATAAACCGTTTGATGTTGTGCTATATAGCGTGTACCATTTAGTTCCGTCCCAAACCTGCAACTCAGACGTGGTTAAGTTCCAAATGATATCCCCCTTATTATATTCATTTTGATCTCTTTTACTAGCTAAAACGGAATTGGTCGTATCTGGATCAAATGCAGAAAGGTTAAGCTCTAGAACCCTGACCAATCGATTATATGTGTCTGGATCGACTTCGTCATACGCCATTGGTAGTCCTGTCTGTAGCAAACTACCCATTATCTACGACCATCTGGTCTTGTGCCAACACGAGTAGCACCTACCCTAAAGCCAAGCCCCAGAGTGTAAGCACCCACATTATCGTCGTCTGATTCAAACCGTAAAACAACCTGTCTAGCTCGACCACGAACATTTAATTTTTGAGTCGTTGAGGATATGTTACTGGTTGATTTAGTTGTTAAGCTGTCTCCAGGATAATTTCTAATTTTTAAAACACAATTAATTAGAGATGCGTCATTTGTTCCTGTGAATTGAACGTCGGGTATGATCTCGTTAACCGATTGAATATCGTTTCCTGCTTCACCTAGATCAAAATCACCTGACTCTACATACACATTACTCATAGGAGAGCCATCGTCATCGTTTCCTGTTTCTTGTTGATATAAATACCCTACATTAGAAGTTGTGTATGTTGCTCTTGGGTATGCTTCTAGACCTTCATCAAGCCATGCGGTGCGATTCATTTGACCTATAGACCACACATTTTCTAAATAATTATACACAACATAGCGGTCAATCTCACTGGAACTGCCTGAAGGGTAATACCAGCCAACTTCGTTAAAGCGCTTATTTAAAAACCCATGAACCTTATAGGCTTGGCTTTCATTCATATCGTCAAACACATAATCGTGTACGTCACAAGGAATAGGCTTCACTTGACCACCGTAGTTGTATATTCCTTTTTTATCCATCCAGAACACACCGACTGGAGTATTAACCATAGCTTTCGGTCCAATTAACCCAACTCCTTCATTCACTAAATTTGTACTAAAGATAAAAGGTTGTCCTATAAATTTCATAGAATACAGTGAGGTGTCTGTCCAGACTAAAATCTCTTGTCTTGCTCGTATTCCCCCAATAATGCTAGAACCAGCAGATAAACGGGCAGAACCAGCAGTGTTGATCGATTTAGGTTGCCACTCAGTAATGTTTTCTTGGTCACACCAAGCAACAAGCATAGGATCGATAGCTCCAGTTCGAGCAGTGCCTGCAGCATTCAAAGGATCTGCTCCTAAAATCAAAACATGCCGATCAATGTCACTAACTATAGCTTGAAGACCAAGCGTTGGTGGTACATTAGCCCCTGATAAATCACTTAAAGCTACAGCTCTGTCTGTTCCCAGTGTTTTAGCGCTGGTGTCCCAATAGTAAATACCGCCCGCACGAACATTCATCACTAAATCTTCGCCAAAATTATCGTGCGTCCACAATCTTAATTGATTGGCTGCCGACAACGCACTTACAGAACCAAAAGTACCGTCTCCCCATGTACTCGCTCCCCAACCTGAACCAGAAACATAATCATCGAGACCTACGTTAATTTGATAAGCACCTACCGTGCTTGATCCACCGTTTCCTGAGTCACTTGCGTTCGCTGTAACCGTGTCACCATCGGTGTCTTTAGCCTCTATTGTGTAGCTGTTAGTGTTTACAATCGTTGCTATTTGATATTCTTGGTTTAAAACAGCAGCAGTAACAAGTCCCCCTAATGTAGCAGCACCACTAAAAGTTACAAAGTCGTTTTGTTTTGCTCCATGAGAAGTGTCGGCAACAGTAATAGTCGCATCACCATTGGTGGCTGAGAAGGTCACATCACCAGCAGATGTTGTAGCTCGTATAGGGGTGACGTCATTAAAGTTAGCACCTGATTGTATATAGTATTTCCAAGTCGTTCCTAATCCTAAAAATTTAGTGATGTTTAAATCAACCCAAGAATGTAAAGCACGACAAGTCGATTGAAAAGTGTTGCTTGTGTCTTTAGTCCATCCGCCTATTTTTTCAGGCAACCCCTTACGGAAGCGAATCAAATTAGCATCGAACCAACCGCCTTTAGCAGTTAGAGCTGTGCCTTCTTTTTTGATTCCAGGATTAAATTGTGCTTTAATTAAGGGCATTAGGAAAACTTAGTTATTTTTCTTCGATCGTCCATTACATCACCACAAGCCTTGGCAACATGACTAGCTGGTCCACCACTGTTATAATATTGCATCATCTTTTTTGCTTCACCACCGTGATTCATTTTTGCAGTTTTAGCAGAATCTATAAAGTCTTGTCTACTGGGAGCACCTTTCGATCCAGGCGACCTCATTCGCTCACCTGAACCTGCTTTAATCCGTTTTCGTTTAGCGTCTATGTTAGCGTATAGTCCTTTCTTTTTTCCAGGCATTATTCCTTCCTCATTATTTTATGTTTTTTTATGGCTGTTAGTATAGAGTCCAAACCATGCTGCTCCAGCACCCACAACAATTGAAATTAACCCTGACTGTTCAAAACTAGGGTCGGGCAAGTCCATGAAC